ATGCCCATAGTTGTGTTTCATAGCACAATATTTTACGCATATAATCGGTAAGGGATGACTCACCAACCCCGTGGTCTAATGAGTCTTTTAGCATTGGGCCTAAGGTAGGCCAGTACTCTAATGCCTGTTCAGGCTTTACTAGTATTGTTTTCATAATTAGTTTAATAAGGTGGTTTACCAGTTTATACTTTCTACATCTACTATTGTAAGCGCTGTGTTTAATTGTGCGCGTAAGGTGCGACCCCTATCATGGGATGCTTGTATTTTTAAGCCAAGAGATAAACCTACAGAGACCATCTCAGAGGTAGTCAGTGTTACTGTATCATTGTTAGCTAGTGTAAAGTCAATTGTCGAAGGTTCACTAAGACCCTGTAACATAAGTACAGCTGATGTAATAGCATTACGGGACTCTGTATTACTATCAAAGACTCCGTAAGGTGTGGTTAACGGTGCATCCATAGAGGCGCTACGTTCTTGTTTAAGAGAGAACCATTTAGCATCTTTGTGATCTTGCAGAGTGCGAGGATCAACCCATAGGTATGTGGTTAAATCAAGTTGATGAAAGAGAGAAGGCTGAGGAGTGCGTTTAACCCAGTCGTCACGGTAGAACCATTCAGTTACAAGTTCTTCTGCACTAATTCCTTCTGGTGGTACAACACCGACCAGACCTTCTGCTTGAGGGATTTTTGAAGTAGCCTCACTCACACCCATACTGGCTACAAATGCAACCGAGCTATCAGCACGAACGAAGGCAAGAAGATGACTCATATATAATAACTCCCGTAAAGTAGGTTAGTGTTAGGGACTTGTGCTTTTGTAAACTCCCATGAAGTTGAATAGCCTAGATAACTTCTCATGAAGGAACCAGTTCCAAGTCCTTGTTGAGTAACTGATGTTGAAGTACATGATATATAACGACCAAAGAAGGTGAGAGGGCCATTACCTTGATTACCTATATAGGCAGATATATATTCAGAGTACCCTACAAAAGGATTAAAGTTGTTAATACATACACCTTGATTAAGTTGTTTTGTAATTGTATAACCATTAAAACTTTGAAAAGAGCCGCTGTTACCTGACCAAGTTAGCTGCATCCACGGTGTAGGTAAGGAAATAGTTACGAAGTTTGGCATAACGTTTGTTGAGTCATACATCTTCGCACCAGTAGAATCAAACACTCTTACCCCGTAATCAGCAATATTCCCATAAATAGGTGTTTCGTCAGATACAATAAAGTAAGTAAAGCTTACTGTGTTTTGCCCGTAAGCTCCAACCCCTTCCCACGAATTTCGACCTTGTAGAGTTCCGTGAGCGCATATAGAAGCAGATATATATTTACCATTACCATCTCTATTCATAAAGTTCATAGCGATTGGGCCAGAACTAGAAGTAATAAATATTAAAGGTGGAGTATCATATGGCTGATCAAAAATTATATTCGGCCCTGTAGGTTGAGTATAGGATGTTGTTCCCGCCCCATATTGCCACTGAGGAAATGATAAACTTGACGCAGTTGATGTCCTAAGTCTATCACCTGTACTTGTTGGGTGTACACAATACGCTCTATTTCCAGGGGCGATGGCAAGACTGCTTGGCCCTCTAACAGAGAACCCATATCCTGAAACAGTATCCAGAGTTCCAAATGAGTGAACATAAGCAGGTGCTGGTACAATAGTAGGGTAGGGTTCGCTACCCGGATAACCATTATATGTTAACATCTGATATACTGGTTGTTGGTATGATGACCCGTTGGAAACTACTGCTCCTGCAACTGTTATTCGATTATATATGTATCCAGTAAATTGCCATGTTACTGGGTTAATAGGTGTAGCAATACCAAAGCTAGCTAAAAAATTAGAGGAGGGTATTGTTCCTGTGTAAGTGTAAGTACCTGCATTTTTATAAAACAAACTATTAACTACATCTGTATGTAGTGTGGTTGGATAGGTCTCAGGGTTGAGCGCAAACATTCCATAGCTCATACTGTTAAGTCTCCTATTTGCACTCGCAAATTACCAAAGTCATCATATACCTTAATAACATTATTCTTAATTTCCATACGAGCACCACTAGCAGCAGATGCTATGTCTAGTGTACCTAGGAAAGTTCCACCCGCAGCAGTTAAATCACCAGCAAAAGTACCAGTAGTACCGTTAATAGATCCACCATTAATAGTGTTTCCGGTGATAGTAGTTCCTGTGATGCTACTACCTGTGATACTAACAGCATTTAAGCTACCAGCGGTAATAGCACCCATATTGGCAGATACAGCAGATAAACTATTAACTGTAATCTTATCTGCAGTTACTGCACCCGCTGCAATCTTCTCTGAGATGACTGCACCAGCCTCTAACTTTGTAGTTGTAACTGCCCCTGCTGCGATAGCAACTGCGGTTACTGCACTAGCTGCGATTGCATCACCTGTAACTGAATCAGTAACAAGTTGTGCAGCTGATACTGTATTAATCCTTAAGTCACCCAGCGCTTGATCTAATGCAGCTACGTTAATCTTGGTAGCGGTAATAGCACTACTAGCAACCTTAAGCTCTGTAACAGCATTATCCATCAACTCTGTAAAGGAGATAGTTGCGCTCGGTACAATAGTATGGAGGTCAACAGCTAAACCTGCATCTACAAGCCACTTATAATCTGGCTGTGTAGTAGCTATAGCAAACTTAATTTGATTACCACCTAAGATTAGATAGTAAAGGGAAGTTAAAGATCCAAAACCAGATTGTGTTTGAAACCAAGTGTAATCAGCTACGTTAGTTGATTCAGATAAAGATGCGTTATTGTGTATACCCCAATATAGTTTATTAGTAGGTACATTAGAAAAACCAGTACCAATATTATCGTCAGCATATTTTATATGAATATACTGGTGTGGGTACTCTACTGATACACCTGTAGAAGGATCAGCTGCTTCTTCGTTAGTACCGTTATAAATATTAGTAATAGTAGTGCCACCACCACCTCCAAAGCCATCAGCTGCTTCAAGACTTAGGTTATATAACCAAGAATCTAAATCATCATTACCTGTAATTGGTGGGTTAATCATGTTATCTCCTATCTGTTGGGCGAGCGTCTATTGCAAATGCAGCTAAACGCCAATGATCCTCTGAAGTTATTCTGAAGTTTAATACACGACCATTTATCCGTGGATCTACTTTATAACCCTGTGATCGGTCGTTGTTAGGTAAAAATACGAATGTATCTTTAACGTCAGGTGTATCTATTGACAAGTCCACGTCATTTACATAATTGTTTTGCCCTGTTACTCTAATAACAATACTTGCAATACTTGATACCTTATCAAAGATAGGGTATATAGAACTAATTAATGTGTTACCGGAAACATCACCTGTATTAAGTTTCTTTCTCTCTACATAAGAGCTGTATTCTTCTAAAAAGAAACCATTCCACATTACGTAGTTATCATCGGTTACAAGTGTTTGAGTTGTACCTGTTGTCGTATAAATAACATCCTTAGCATATTGAAAGGTAGTTCCGACATTAGCTGGGCCATTAAAACCGTAAGTATTATCTGCGAGCTGTCGCTTAGACCATGTGTTGTTCTGGTATTGGTATATTAACGCTTCATCACATACCGTAGAAGTACCTTTAGGATAACAAACCCAAATCTCTTTATTAAAAGGATTCTTAACAACATAAACTTTATCTAAAGCTGATTTGTTAAGGTTACTAAAGAAGTATTTCTTAATTCTAGCTTCAGCAAGTGAGGTAATACTACCACTACCGTTATGAGCATAGATATCATTCCTATCAACGACAAAGTGATTACCATCAAACTCACATACACAGTCTGTGTTTAAAATACCATAAGACCTTGAGTAAGGTGTTACCCTTGTTGATGATCCTATTGTTAGCATACTAATACTATCTTGCGAGTATACAACCATGTTACCACGAAGTTCTAACATATCGAGTACTGGGCTGGTTGAGCTTAACTCAAACTCATCAGCAGTATCTGTAGTCGTACCGGGCATCCATATTTGAGGAATACCACCTGTAGCTGCCTGTGTTGAAATACGAATAGTTCCGGGAGCGCTTGTGATAACACCATCTTGATTAAGTGTTAAGTTAGCTGCTACTAAAGAATAGTTCAATGAACGAACTACTTTTGCTGTTACCGTAAGACCCGTCAGATAATTCCATCCGGGTAATTCTTGAAATGTAGTACCTGCTACGGAGCTACCGTATAAGCAGTACAACGGTGTTGATGTACCATTGTTAATAACAATAGCGAACCCACCATTGAATGTAGTTGCTTGCCAGTTACTATTGTTGTATACTTGGTCATTACTAGTTAGCATAGATGAGGTATTACCCGCTGCATCTACCCTATAAAAATATCCATTGACCCCAAAGATATTATATCCTTGGTCTGGTCTCCTCCAGTGAATACCGAAGTCAACGGCTACAGGTAGAACACGACCAAGTGCTTCCCCTGTAATCGTCTCGATAGCGTTATTATCGAACCGTACATTGAGAACATCTGTAAAGGTATTCATAGGTACGATCATTGAGGGTAGGTCAGTATTCAAACCACCAATACCTAAATCTTTAATTTGTTCTGCCATGTACAGTTCTCCTTATTTATACGTTTTCTTTAACAAACATTTTAACCAGTGCGCCAACAATGTCTGAACGAACAACATCATCAACTGTGAATTTAATTACTGGTATTTCAATATCATTTCTTTCACATAGGATAGTGAATTTAGTGATGCCATTTCCATCACTAACATCTGACTGAGTTGCATCACCTGATAAAATCATTTTAGAGTTTTCACCTAGCCGAGTGGTGATAGCTTTAATTTCATCGAATGTTAAATTCTGAGACTCATCAATAATCACTAAAGAGTTTTCAAAGGATCTACCTCGGATAGTCTCTAGTGGTTGCATTTGAATTGCTTTCTTACTTACTAAATAATCATATTTAGTTTTGCCAAATCTATTTTCTAATACAGAAGTAATAGGTAATAACCAAGGAGCTAGTTTTTCTTCAACAGTCCCTGGAAATGCACCTAATGATCTTCCAGTAGGTACATTAGCCCTACTTAATATGATATAATCATAACCACCTTTTAAAAACATTTGAGCTACTTTACTGGCAGAACAAAATGTTTTACCAGTTCCAGCTGGCCCTAACGCCACTGTGATTTCAAATTCACTGATAGCGTCTAATAGCATTTGTTGGTTAAGAGTTTTTGGCTGGAAATGAAAAGACTTGTCTTCTCTTACCATGCGTTCATTGCGTTGTTTGTCGTTTCTTTTCAAGATATTTCCTATTAGGTACCGCCTCAGGCTACGATGCCAGACTTGTATTGTGTTCTACCGGACTCTTTTACTGCTGTTAACTCTTGACCTTTTAGATCATGTATGTTAAAAGCTATATGCACCCAACCGCTGTCGGGCACTCCAGACCTATAGAACTCTAGTATCAACTGGGTAAACTTAAAGTTATCCCTTATGTATAGTGCTAGCTCTTTGTTATCCATTCCGGGGATCTCGATGTCAGCTGCATAACCAAAGCAATGATGGCTTGTTTTACTGCCACCTACTTTTGAGTTAACCTCTGGACTACGATACCCGCTTGAGATAATTACTGGGCCAAATTTGTCTCTCAATGGTTGTAATATATTATCAACTAACTCTTGAAGATTAGTTGTTACTGTTGCATTAGGTGTGTTATCAACACATAATCTAATTGCTATATCTGATTTTGTTAATTCTTCTAAACTAAAGTTCTTACTTAATTTCATTAGACTCCATCAAGTTTTCTAGGTTTTGTTAAATCGATACAATCGGTTTGGAAGGCACCGATTATTTCTTCTTGTTTAAATTTTATAGTTAACTGTTCATTCTGTGAAATACATGCTTGCAGTTCGGTTGAAACAACACCCTGACTAAACATACAAACACCATTAGTTAAACAATAAAATACGATAGGTAAAAACATTATATTAATCTTTCTTAATACTGAATTTGTTGCTGATTATTTGCTTAACCATACCACGCATACCGTATATGACGATTACCATTCCCATGATAATATACTGGTACCACTCAGGCATCTTTTGAATTACTTCAAAGCCAGCTAAAGAATAGTCAGCCATTCCCGGAATAAAAGCCATAACCATAGGAGCCAGAAAAATGATTAATACTAATTCATCTTTCCAGCTTTTTCCCATTTGTTCCATAGCTATTCTATCTAGGTCAAAGTCTTGTTGCTGCCCTGTTTGAGCAGCGTTTATTGCAGCAATTGCTTTAGCTTTTTTAATATCGGAATCAGCCAAGATCTCGACCAATTTAGCTTCTGCTTTAGCTTTTGTTTCTTCTTGTTTACCTTTGAGCCATACACCTCCGATTTGGATTAGGCTCCCTAAGATTGGAATCATTATATATTTCCTTTATTATAAATAACCCAGACAAGGCCAAGGACTACTACTACACCAGTTAATACACTGATAGTAATAAGTATTCCGTTAACCCATGCCCAAATATTTTCTCTACGCTTCATATTAGCTAGTGCAACTTTTCTTATTGCGGCTTCATTCCTACGTTTCGCATCAGACTGGAACTGTAACCAATCATCCCATAAACCGGGGCGACCTTGGTATATAAACAATTCTTTAATCTGAGCCTCATGTTGTTTTATTGCCTCTAAAGCAAAGAAGGCTTCTGAATCAGATCCAGATTGATTAGCCTTTTTAGAAACTGCTTGTTTGGCATCAAAGAATTTAAAGATGTTTGCCCCTGCTGCCATTATATCACCTCCATTGTTAATGGTTTCTTTAATAACAGCGAAAGCAGCGTTTGCAATAGCTAATTCAGCAAGCATAATTTATTTCCTATAATCTGATATCATGAGCGCAATAGTTGTGGCAATACCTGCAATCCAGATAATTGGTTTTGCAGCTCTAGCTATCCAGTCTAAGACTGTGAAGGCCCCTTGTGCTGCATGAAAAGCTGCTACAACCTCTGTTGTGTCTTGAGAAACTTTATCAACTTTAGATTCAACAGCTATTAGCCTATCGTATATTTCATTATGCGAGTATTCTGCTTTCATGATTCTTCTACTACTGTCCAAACACCATCATAAGTGTACTTATGACCAAACCACTCTTCAGGAGATGTAACGCCAGAGTGTAAGGTTGTGTTAGTGCTATTACAGTCGTTAATGATGAACTTAGGTGGTGCTCCTACTG